TGGCGTGGCGCCGGTCTTCAGGGTCAGGTCCGCCACGCGGCGCGCAGTGGCCTCGAGCTCGACGCCGCCGGCGCTGACGACCTTCTCGGTTCGAGGCATCCCAGCGGGGGCCTCGGGGTTGGGGAAGGTCCAGGTGCGGCCACCGTCCCCCTTCACGAGGACGTGGGTGCACAGCTGGGACCAGTCCAGCTTCTCCGGGGCCGACGACGTGCCAGCGCCGAGGCGCCACACGACGGCGTTGTTCTCGCGCTTCAGGGCGGAGTCGGCGTTGTAGACCTGGAGGGTGCGGCCGCGCCACCGGTAGTCGATCATGCCCATGTTCGTGAGCGTGTCCAGGATCGACTTGATGGAGACCGAAGGGTCGAAGGCGATGGTGGTCTGGAAGGCCCAGCCCTGCCCGGCCGAGTCGGTCGAGGTGCTGACGTCGAGCGTCAGCCCGGCGCCCCAGCCGCGCTTGACCGCGGCGTCCCACACGGTGCGCAGAATCTCCCCCGCGTTGCGGGAGGTGAACTTGTACTTCCCGTCCTTGTCCATCGACGCCAGCGGCACGTTCCAGACGAGGGCGCCCTCAAGGCGGTGCCCGATGTGGATGAGGTCGGCCTTGCGGTGCTCCGTGCCGTCGTCCACGAGGTTCCACTCCGAGGACAGGTTGACGAAGCGGGCGTTGTACGGCTCGTGCCAGGTCTGCCCGTCGTAGCAGAGCTCGACGGCGATCTCCACAGAGGAGTCGAGAAGTTCTCCGCGCACACCCTGGTCGCCGTTCGGGTACGACAGGGTGAGCGATGGCGTGGCCTGGCGGGGGCAGGTGAACGTGCCGGCCAGGGCGTCGGGCAGGACGCCCAGGCGGGCGCCGGCCTGCTCGTAGGCGACGTAGCGCATAGCCATGCCGCGCGCGTACTGGGGATCGCGAGGCATCAGTAGGCCATCCTTCCGCGGAAGCGGCCGGTCGTTCCGGTCAGCGTCATGGAAATCTTGCCCTCAGCGTTCGGCGTGGCCCGGAAGCCTCCCGGGCTCATGGAAATCTCCCCGTCGGCGGGGCGCGCGTTAGGCTGAATCTCCCACCACTGGGAGGGGTTCTTCCAGGCCCGGTAGCGGGCGATGTCGACCAGCAGCCGCTCCCCGCCGTTCAGGGTCCCGGTGAAGGTGAACGACGTCCCGGAGACGTTGTCGCGGACGGTGCAGGTCTGCGCGGTCGGCTCCAGCAGAAGCTTCCCGTCCGCGATAGGCATCACGCAGCCGTTGAACTTCGACATGTCGTGCAGGTGGTCCACGATGTCGACGGTGCCGCGCCACAGGCCGGAGACGATCTCGTAGGTAATCGTGAAGGAGATCGTCTCCGAGTGCGGGTCAAGGACCGGATCGACTGAGGACGACGGCCGCACCAGCGCCTCCCTGGCAGCCTGCCCGGACGGCGTGTACTGGAGCGTCATGAGCCGGCCGAAGGCGTACAGACGGCGCATGAGGTCCTGATAGTTCTGCTCTAGGCGGGCCAGGCCGCCCTTGCAGCGGTTCCCGTTCCGCCCGTCCTCCCAGGAGAACACAGTGAACTTCAGGGCGACGGTGGCGGACTTCAGCACGGTCGGAGCGATCGGGAGCACGCCGAACCGGCCTGGGATGCTGACCGAGGCGTTCCAGGGCTCGCCGCGGGTCGAGAGAGTCGTCCCCTCGGCGAGCACCCAGCGCTGGCGCTCGTCGTCAAGGTCGGCGCCGTCCAGTGAGTAGATGGCCATGGGTGGGTGACCCTCCTCAGATGATCGCGGCCAGTCGCAGCCCCTCGGCGACCTCGTCGCGCGTCTTGGAGTCCGGCTTGGCCTGCGGATAGTTGTTGGTGATGTTGATTGTAGCGCCTGATTGGCTTCCCTTATCAAACGACCTGGAGGACTCTGGCGCAGGGTTCGGGCGGCCGGTCGAGGCCCGTGCCGGGAGCGGCTGCACGTTAGCGCTGAGGCCGATCGTGGCGGGCTTCGTCAGGTCCTCGGTCAGGCCCTGGAGCGAGGAACGCACGGCCCCGTACTGACTCTCCAGGCCCTTGATGAGGCCCTGCATGATGAGCTCACCGGCGGGCGTGAGCAGGACCTTGTCGACTGGCGCGGGACCCTTCCAGGACGGGAGCATGTTGGTCAGCGAGGAGAGCTTGCTCTTCACGGCGCCGAACATCGAGGAGATGCCGTCCAGGAGGCCCTTGATGATGCTGACACCAGCGTTCCACAGCCACGACCCGGCTCCCGAGAATACGTTACGGATGCTCGAGGGGATGCTGCGAACCGTGTTCAGCATGCTGTTGATCTGGCTGGAGACTGCGCTCACGATCCCACTCCACATGGAAGATGTGATGCTGGTGACGTATGACCAGCCGCCGCTGATGAGGTTCCGAACCCCGCTGATGGCGCTGGAGACCGTTGAGGTGATCGAGTTCCACACGCCATTGATGGTGTTCCACACGGAGTGCCAGGCCGTGGAAGCCATCGACATGATCTGGTTGCCAAAGATGCCGAACTGGCCCTTGATGATGTTCCAGATGCCCTGACCGATTGTCTTGATGCCGTTCCAGGCCCCAGACCAGTCGCCCTGAATGGCGGCGAGGACCGTCTGGAGGATGCCCTTGATGACCTGGATCGCTCCAGTCACGGTGGACATGATTCCGTTCCACGACGCCATCACCAGAGGCATGAGCCACTGCATGACCTGCCCCACCAGCTGGATAGCTGGGATCAGGGCGGACGCCAGCTGCTGAACCAAGGCGACGATCGGCGGCAGAATCTGCGGCAGGTACTCGGAGATGATCGGAGCCAGCTGGGCGATGATCTCCGAGATCACCGGGATCAGCGCCTGGATCACCGGGAGGAGTGCAGCCCCCAGCTGCTCGATGACGGGGACGAGGATCGGCACCAGCTGCTGGAAGATCGGGGCCAGCCCCTCGACCAGCTGCGCCACCAGCGGGGCGATGGCGGCGAGAAGCGAGCCGGCCACGGTAGCGACGGCGCCGAACGCCTGCCCCAGGGCCGGCATGGCCGGGGCCAGAGCCTGCACGGCCGTCAGCACACCCTGGAAGAACGCCGTCAGCCCTCCCTGGAAGGCGGGGTCCTGGAGGGCGGCGGAGATGCCCTTGAGCCCGGTCTCGATGATCTGCCCGACCAGAGGCAGGATCGTCGAGAGGGTCGGGGCGAGGGAGGTGAACGCCTGGCCGAGGGAGCCGACGCCGGCGAAGGCGTGGGAGGCGGCGTCCCCCATCGCGCTGAAGATCGTAGACAGGGTGCCCTGCCACAGCGGCCCGTTGACGGCCTTGTTGGCGCTGTCGAGGGCCTTGGCGATGGAGTCGATCGGCGCGGAGCCGGAGGCCATGGCCTTGAAGACCCCGCCGAGAATTCCGCCCAGGTCGAAGACGATGTCCTTCAGGGTCCCGAAGGTCTTGGCGGCGGCCTGGATGGCCTGATCCATCTCGCCCGAGGCGGTCTTGGCCTGCACCCAGGACTGGAAGGAGTAGGCAACGTCGTTGGCCCAGGAAGCGATGGAGGGGAGGTACTTCGCACCTACCTCGCCCAGTGTGAGCAGCGCGTCGGTGAAGGCGCCGGCGCCGTCGCCACCGATGTCCATCGCCTCAGCCAGGTAGCCGAGAGACGCCTGGAATCCGGGAATGTGGTCCTGAGCGGCGGACGCGACGGCAGACGTCATGGAACCCATGGCCGAGGCCACGTCCGAGATGGCCGGCGTCAGGGCCTCCAGGCCGTTGACGATGAGGGAGCGGACCGAGCCCTCAGCCTCGCCCCAGAACGACGTGGAGATCGAGTCCTGAAGGGCGCTGAACGCCGGTCCCAGGTCCTCAAGCACCGTGGAGGCGTCGGCCATGGCGGCCGCGAAGATGCCGATCCCGGCCGCGGCCGCACCCAGGATGCCCGGCATGGCGAGCAGGGCTGGCAGGGTGTGGGCGATGCTCACCCCGAACTGGGCCACGGTGCCGAGACCGGCGCCGGCGATGGAGGTCAGGCCCAGGATTGCGGTTCCGGCCCCGGCGGCCTTGACCGCGAAGGTGTCCAGGTTCGTGAACAGCTCGTTGAGCGAGTTCTTCAGGCCCGAGAAGATGTTCCCGCCGCCGAGGGCCTTGAGCTGCGCAGCCACCTTCGCCAGGGACGCCTTGGCGAGGCGGGCGTGGATGTCTACGAAGTACGGCTTCTTGGTCAGCCGGGCCAGGTCGAATCGGGCCTTGCCGTCGTCCAGGTCGGCGTTGACAGTGGCCTTGCCGTCGAGCTTGCTGAGCTCGTGCTTCAGCTTCTTCTTGGAGGCCTCAGACAGGTGGGCGTGGGCCTCGATGTCGCCGCCGAGCTTTTTGAGCTCCGCCTGAAGCTTCTTACGTGAGGCGTCGTCCAGCTCGGCGTCCGCCTTGATCTTGGCGTCGAGCCCCGCGATCTGCTCCTTGAGCTTGCGCTGAGCCGCCTTCTCCAGCGAGACGTCCACGCGGACGTCCGACTTGATGTTGGCGATGCGCTCCTTGATCTCGGCGACGTCCTTGCCGTCGATCTCGATCTTGGCGTCGATGGCGGCCTCAGTCTTGCGGATCGCCTCCAAGGCCTTGCGCCGGGACTTCTCGTCGAGGTCCACGCGAGCCTTGATCGCGGCCCTCATCTCGTCCAGCTCGCGGCCCAGTTTGGCCACGGCGTTGTCGTCCAGGACCGGCCGAACCGGAGTGCGCCAGTCGGCCTGGCGGAGCTTATGCTTGATCTCCTCCAGGTCGCGCTTGGAGATTCCGACGTCGGGGGACGCCTTGGTCTGCGCGATGGCCGTCTCGATGCGGCGCAGGTCCTTGGGGTCGATGCGCGCGTTGACCTGGAGCACTAGGCCGTCGAGGGCGTCCTTGACGGAGTCGCGCATCTCGCGGGCCCACTTCTCGGCCGCGCGCTCAATGCGCTTGCCGATCTTCTTGAGGCTCTTCTCGATGCCTCGCTCAGCGTCGCCCCGGAAGTCGCGCGCGTCAGCGCCGACCTCTACGACGACCTCGCCGATCTTGTCTGCCACGGGCTACCCTCCCCGCTCGTACGTCGAGCGGGCGGCATCGCGGCCCGACTCCTGTCTGAGGCCATGATACCGCCCGCATAGGCGTGTCTTATAGGTGCTGTCACATCCCGAGGGCTGACTTAAGGGACCCGAAGCCCGACGACTCGTTGCCCGAGTACCACGGGCTGCGCGGGTCGGTGACCACGACGCCCTTTGGCGGGAGCCACAGGTCCCTCTTCAGCTTCTCGGTAGCGCCCTCGTCCTCGGCGTTGCGGGTGAGAATCCACCACATGACGTGGCAGAACCGGTTCAGGGGCAGGGTCTCCAGGTCGATACCGTGCCCGAGGCAGAACCCGTCGATGTAGTCCCACTCCGTATGCGCCGAGGCGAGGAGGCGCTGGATCACGTAGGAGGGTTCTCCCCAGCCTCCTCCATGACGGCGGAGATGAGGTCTGTCAGGTCGGGGATGTCGAGGTCGTCAGCGGGGTTCTTCAGCCGCTTGACGACCTCGGCGCCGGTCTCCTTGCCGAAGAGGACGTGGCACCACTTGGCCAGGCCCTCGATGATCTTCTCCGAGTCCTCGTCGGCGTCCTTGAGCGCCTGGGACAGGAAGATGGCGACAGCGGCCTTCGGGGGGCGGACCTTGTACTCGGTACCGACCAGGTCAACGGTGATGGACTTCCGGGTCTTGCCGGGGATCGTGATAGTAGCCATGAGGCGATTCTAATGGAAGTCAGAGGGTTTGATAAGCCGTACCGCGTCACGGACGAAGTGGGCGCCCTTGATCCCCT